ATTACTAAGTCATAATCATTCCACCAAGGTGTTCCATCCTCTTTTAGTCTAGTAGATGGGTAAGAGATAAAAGAAAATTCTTTACCTACTACCATATCTAGCCAAGAGTCTGGTATGCTCCAGTCGTCATTTATGTCTTTAGTATCTACATCACATACTTCAAAGAAACGCTGTACTTTAAATGCTGAACCCCAAGTTTTCTTTTCACGATTAAAATTACCAGATATAGTAAATGTTTTATCGTAAGGTTCACCATCTTTACGTGTTCTAGTAAATGTTACATCTAAGCATACATCACTATTATATTTCATGTACTTTGCTGGTTTCTCATCGTATCTTATAGTAACATGTTTAACTTTCTCTACAGTTCTGTAACCTCCACCACTTGAAGTGCTAGAGGTACTGCTATTTGTAGTTCCTAGTCTCATTTCTTAGTTTCCTTTTTTATGTTTATTATTTTGTTTTGCAATTTAGTTATTGCTCTATCAGCACTTTCTTTAGTTGGCATTGTGTCTACATATGTTTTAGTAACTGACTGTGAATCCGTTCCTTTTAATGCAGGGTCACGTGATAATCTGTCTAGTTTAACATTTTGATCGACTGTAATGCCACCTTTTACAGGTGTTTTACCATTTAGCAATGTTTCTGGTCTATCATAAACCTTATCTATTTCTTGTTGGTTCTTCTCTTCTTTTGTAAAAACTGGAAGATCTTCACCTGAATAGATATATAACCCTAATCCATGTAAACCAAGACACTTAGTTAAACAACGCATAGTAGCTGTATTAACAGCAAATGCATCTGGTTTAGCAATAGGTTTGTTTAAATGATTAAGTATAGGGTGTGTATGTTCTTGAGCTTGTCCCTCAATAGTTACTGTACATTTTACAAAACCATGTCCTGTTATAGGGTCTAACATATAAGGTACTGTATATTTACCCTCATTATGTTCTATAACAAATTCATGATTCTTCCATGTAGTATCTGGGAACTTACTTTTAACCGCATTAACTGCGTCTGACCAAGATAGATAAGTGAAACGACCTTTCTTTTCTGTCATGTCATTAACATTTATCTTACTTAATGTGTCAAATACTTTATTTTCCATTATTATTCCTTATTTTAAGTTAATGGGGGAGTGTTTTGTTAGGTTTGTGCTGCAGACAACCACCAGCCACTTCTCTGAGGCACTCAACAGTGATCTAAGATATGTTAAGTTTTCCCCCCATATATTGAGGATGCAGTTAGTTGATACTGGTATATGAACCAGTTTTAATACCAACTTTTGCAATCATTTTAGCAACTCTAAACGCTTTTACCTTATAATCATATGGTTTACCAAACTGTGTTTGTTTTACCCAGTCTTTGTATTCCTTATCATGAGTATAATATTCAGTAATAGCATTATAAGCGTCCCATAATGTTTTACCATTATTTCCCCTGCCATTATAGAAGTTATCTACAATCTTATCATATACAGGTTTAGCTGTGTTACGAACAAAGATACCCATTTCTGGGATACTTTCTTTGTGTCTATTCTTTAGAAATGGTATGACTGTTTCTAGATAAATTTGTAATTCACTTTCATTTATCTCTCTATCTTGAAACTTATTCATATCATCTATAGCAGTTCTAAAGTCGCCATTGGATCTCTCTATAATACCAGTGAGATTGTTTACTCTTTCTCTAATACTACTAGTATGTTTTAGTTTATAGTTCCATTTACTTTCTCTAGAAAGTGCTAGTTCAAGTGTATTGTAACAGACAACTCTTATAGCCGAAGGTCTGAAGGTACTACCAACTGAACCATCGTGAGATGTATATAATAATACATATTGTTCTATTACATCATCGCCAACCATTGAAGATTCAGGTGCTTTAGCAAGTACCCATATCTTTTTACCATCTTGTACTGCACCTGCTGTTTCTAGGGTAAATCCCATATCTAACATAGGTTCAAATGGTTCAAAAGCTTCACGATTCTGTAATACTTCATACCTACCAGATACATGTCCTAATACTTGTTGTGTATCTGTACGTACTGTTACAAAATGTCCAGTACCTACATTTCCGAATCCTTCTTCTGACTCATTATTTGAAGAGTTAGAACCATATATATTTGGATTAAGATTGTAATATGTAGGTCTCTTTTGCACTTCCCACATCAATCCTGAGTGGTGTAGTGCAGCTTGTATTGTTGGTGGATTTTGTAACTTAACACCTTGTTTGTGCCAAGGTGTATCACCAACATACATCATTGTGTCGATAAAATCGGGCATTATTCCTCCTTTGCCTCTAGCATAACATCTTGTTCTAAAAATGGTAATCCTTCACCACATTCATCACAATAGTATGCTTCTTGTACGTTATTTTCTGGTTCTGGTGGCTGATATACGGGATGATGTTCCAGACATTCATAAACACAATGTTCATGACAGTCAGGACATATTTTCATATCCCCATAAGATGCGTCTCCATATGGAGAACTATCTTCAGCACCACAACAATTACTTATCAATGGCATCCTTTTCTCCTTCGAAGAACATTTGTTGTACTTCTAATGTTACAGATAATAATTTTTTAATCTGTATTTTTTCGCCTTCAGTATAATAGCCTGTTTCTGAATTACTAGAGGCTCTTTTTAATACTGATACCAGTGTATTTATTTCTCTAGCATTATCAAATGATATTGCTCTTATTCTCTTACTCATTTTCTTGATGTTTGTGTCGTATGTTTTCAGCAACCATACCTGTAAGTACTGATATTTCAGCACTTAACTCTTTTGCGTATGCTACGCTAAATGGTTTTCCAGATCCTAATCCATCTAAGAATTTTTGTATTTTTATAAATAACTCACGTGTTGTAGATACTCTATATTCTTTCGCAATTTTCATGTTAACTCCTTTGTTAAGCTCGCAGGGGGAAAGGTCGAAAATGTCTCGGGTGATGACATTTAATCTAGTGTTTCCCCCGTTGAGTTATTTTTCAATTATCTCATGTTCCATATTTGGAAATACATGATTACATTTCTCTAATACAGTATTAGCTATATCTAATGTTTTAAATGTACCCATATTTCTTACGAAGAATTTAGGTATCACTTCAGTTAGCTCATTTCTTGACTGCATCTTTGAATTGTATGTTATTTTTTGACCTTTATAGTATCCTGAGTCGTCTTTATTATCAATATCTTTATAAACTTCTTCCCAGCATTGTTTATATAGGTCACTTTTCCAAATCCGTGCCTTAGCATCAGTCTTTGACTTTTGTATCACTTGAAACATTTGAATCCTCTGTCTTTTTAGTTATAATTACTTCAGTTACACCAAAATTATCCATTGTTTCTAATAATCTTGATAACTGAGCAGATGATTGATTTTGTACTGACTTTATTGTTGTACCTTGAACCAATATATCTATATTATATCTCTCAGTATTTGTTACACGATCTGTGACACGTTGTGTTATGTTGCCAGTAAAGCGTATTACATTATTTAAAGCAAAAGCTAAATAACCTAATGTTTTACTAAACTGTCCAACGAATGACATTTTATTCATTTATGTCATATTCCTCTCATCAACCTGACTTTCTATATATCTATCTATATTTGTTTCTATCTGTCGTAGTTCATCAGGTGTGATATTGTATTCAAAATGGTCTGCTACCAAGTTTTGTTCCATTGGTTTTCCTTTGTCTGCATGTTCTTCAAAACATTTAGGACAAAATAAGACATCTTGAATTTGTATTTTTGATTCCCTCAGTATATCTTCCTGAGGCTTAGTGTAGTCCCGATATGCTACTTCTTGATGTTGTAAAGTTGCATCGGGATGATAATAACATTTCATATACAACTCCATAGTTTTAATGCATAAATAGAGGAAGCAGGTTTTAACCATATCAAAGGAGTTCGATAAACGAATAAAAACCCACTTCCCCTACATACTAATTTAACTCTAAAAAAAATAATTACCTAAAGATACTATAGGAAATCATACACTAGTTTACAAACCTCAACCAAAATAGGTTCTACTGTCACGCTGTTGCAACTTGGTGGTAGAACTCTATTGACTGATTGGCTCTTGTGAGCTGTTGGCGTGTATATACTTAGCTTGTTAATGTAAACTTAGTGTATTAATTCTTCTGGGATGTTCGTGGTGACGCAATTAAAATATCCACGTTTCGATAAGTCTCGACTCTTATGCTCGCCTAGTCCATCCCAGCGTCTGTTATAACATTTTGGGCGAACCTTGCGTGACGCAATTGTCTTCTTGGTTCTTAAGCTGTTATAACCTCGTCAGGATTAGTGTCTACAATCCCGCATATAAATGACTAGTCTGCGACTCGTTATCAACACTAGTTTTACACGCTTCAGCACCCAGTGCTTGTTTTATTGAGTTTTATTTATTTTATCCCAGCAGTCAATACATAATTCTGAGTCTTTAGCTTGTGCAAATCCACTAGCACATCTTATACAAGAGAATCTATATGGATCTTTCTTTCTTTTTTCTGTTTCTTCTAGTTGTATTGTGAAAGCTGTAAGATATACTAGAGAGTCTAGTAACTCCTCAATTGTTTCTTTAAGCCAATCTCTTCCATCGTGAACATTTAATTCATCAGGGTATTCTTTTTTACCATGCTCAAGTCTTTCTTTGATTCGCTTAATAATTTGCTTGTTATAAGTCATATAGATCCTTTTTTAACTTTCTTTATGAGTTTATGAATGTAGTTAATTCTAACACAACAATCGATATATTCACCATCTTCGAACATATCAACTGAATGTCCATCTCTTTCATTTTCATAAAAGTGTTCTATTTTATTACATTTCTTGTTGTACTTTTTAAGTTCTTTATTTAAATATATAAGTATTGTATCAATACCTATATATTTTGATTGGTAAGTTACTTTCATTATATCCTCCTATGGAATAACATATAAAAATTCATTATCATAAATAGTATCTTGAAGATATTCAAGTTCTTGTATGGCAGCATAAAGACTACTGATAGCTTCTGTTCGAGCATCTTCAAATCCTCTTACATAATCATCTTTAGCCTTTAATTTTCTGATCCATTCAATAACTTGTTCTATTTCTTTACTTACTGGGTGGTTAAGTTTTTCTTCGAAAACATTATCCTTTCTTGTTATTACGTCCCCCTTGACAATGGGAAACTATGTTGAGTTGAATTAACTATATTAACGAGAGTTCGAAGAACTCACATTCTTTTATAAATTTATATCGAGTGGGGACACCATAAATGATGCCCCCAAGATATTCAGTCTGGACTAGCCACTAGTAACAGCTGGTAAGCGTCTCCGAACCATGTAGCGAACTACATTATCTTTACACTTATGAACTGTATCAGCATCTAAACGACACTTATTACCAGTTAACTCCTTAACTGTATCATTGAACTCTCCAGCATCACACTCGGAAGTGCGAACAAACATATTAACAATCCAATCTGCATCGGTAGTGTTAATATCTTCCATATGGATAGATTCATTAATCCAGTCTCCAGATTCTGTCTTCTTACTTCTACCAAACCAAATGTTTGATGGTGTAAGGGTTTCAAAATATGAAGCAATTGCATCTGTTAGTTTAGTCATAACTATTAAACTCCTATTATTAGGTTTGATATAGCGTGGTTGCTATACCAGAAATAAAGGAAGCAGTCCTAAGACTGCCTCCAGTTTTGTATCTCCTCATCTTGCGAAGGAGAGATTATGGAAAGAACAACTTTCCGTAGCTTGTTATAAATCTTTAGCCACCCCCCGCTATGTGCGAGGGGTGATTAATGAGAAATCTCAGTCTCTTATATTCTCAAGTGCTCTTTCGTGAGCTAACATCTGGGTAGGATAATCTATTTTATCAACAGATATAATAGAACCAAACTCCGTGACGAAGTTCCAGAAGTTATCTGTTACGGAATGTAACTGAACAGTCATATCAGACTCCTGTGGTTAACTAGTTAACGAAATATACCAGAAATAAAGGAAAAAGCTAGTGCTGGAATAGACCAGCACTAGCTTTTAGTTACTTTTTCTTTTTTATGTGTTTGGTCACAGATGTCCTGAAAGGTTGTCCTTTACGGTTCTTTTTATTAGGAACAGTAGTTTGAACAACAACCATTTTCATTTTATCATTAGAAGAGATAACTTTAGTTACAGGTTTATTTTTATTCTCTTTAGACATATGTCCTCCATATTAGTTAAATATTATCACAGATAAAGGAAGAGGCTAGTACAAGTACTAGCCTCTAAACTACCACAACTCCATTAGGAGAGTTTTTTACGTGGTCTTACGTCATATCACATTCTGGGCAACCATCGTGATGATTATGCAATGGCTCTGTGCAATACTCACGTTTGCCAATTTCTACACAGGTTTCAACACCTGTTTTGGCATACGTGAACACAGTTTTACAAGCCATTGCTGTAATAACAGCACTACCTACAAGAAAATATCCAGTATTTTGTATATGCTTATTCATAAGAACTCCTATGTTGGTTATTAATAACACAAATAAAGGAAGCACCCAGTAGCTTGCTACTAGGTGCTATTTTTCAACTATTTATTCTACTTACATCATTTATCAAATCTTCTCCATATCTATCAATCCAATCATATATATCAAAACATTTATCTTTCATCAAATATCTATCATATCTTACCAAATATTCTTTCTCTCTATCAAAATCCATCTCTCTATCAGCACCATTCTCACTTAACTCTATATCTATCTCTTCTCCATATTTATCTACAAACTCTTCAAAACTATACATATTGTACTCCTTTATTTATTATACATAGAGGAGGAACTACGAAGTAGTTCTCTAGTTGTTGTTTACGTTAGTTAATAAAAAAGCTAGGTTCAATAAGAACCTGTAATCAATAGTTTTTGCAACACTACTTAGTGTGGCTACCTAGCTCACAAATAAAGGAAATACATACCAAGTACTTAGTACTTGCGTATGGATTAGTAATAGATTAGTATAGATACGAGACTCAACGAGAGTGAGAGTCGAGTATATGGTGCGAGTGGACACAGGCTGTGCGTAGCACAGGGGCAGGTGTCCCTCTGCAACAAGGGGTGGGTGAATGATATCGGGTTAAGTTAACTTAGTAACTTGCGAAGCCTCAACTAAGTTAACTTAACTCAACGAGTTCATTCAACTCAACGTAGTTCAACCCTTGCACCCTTGAAACAAGGGGGTAGGGTAACGTATAAACCTCACACACACATTCTAGATCTAATTTCTAAAAGAGTACGATGGAACAAAGTGCATCTATTAATCGTTTGTATTATAGTACCTAGACCCTTTAACTTAAAGCAATGCATGAAGTCCAAAAGAATTTACGAGATATTTAATATGTTTACAGGTGAGTGGGAACCCAAGGAAATGACAGAAGAAGAGTTTCAGGCGATTCAGCAGCGTATGGATGCACAATCTGATATATTGGATGCAGAATACAGAATCATAACTAAAATAATATCGCAAAAGATGGGTATTTACGAAGTACCTAAAGGGAGTATGGATTAAAGTACTAGTTATATATAATATACTAGTACTAGTATCGGTACTAGTTACTTATATAGGTAACTAGTACTCTAGTACTATGATAAAAATCAAAAGAAAGATAAACCATAAGACAGCATTATATCCTATCTATACGAAAGAAGAGGCAGATAAGAAGAAGCTTAAATATGTCTATTGGAAAGAGTGTGATAAGGGAGATTGGGGGATAACAGATGATAATTACATATCAGAATGTATATCTCGCTCTGATTATACAGATAAGAACGGGAATACACGTACTTTTGTAAAATTAAGTTGTGGTGTTGGATGGTGTTCTTCTTTTTCTAAGATAGAATTTGAATTGAATAAGGCATATAATGTCTATTCTAAAACAAATCCAGCAAAAGACTGGAAAGAACAGGAAGCTGGAACAACCAGAGCTAAGAATACAGTAACTGCATATGCAAATATGCTGTTATCTGGGGATAGGGTAGATTTTTCTAAACTAGGTAATATATACCGACCAGATCAAAAGATTCCTGAAGCAACAGTACGTAGATTTCTAAAACAAAAGGTAGCAAAACGTATGGTAGAAGAAAAATTAAAAAATTTACTAGCTGGTAAGAGCGTAAATAAGGAGTTTGCAGTAGATAATCTGTTACGTGCCCTGCATATGGCAGAAAATAAAGGCGATGTTAACAACTTTCTAAAAGCAAACGACCAAATAATGGATTTACTGGAAATGAAGCCTAGTAAGAAGATTACAACGGATACAGTCCAGATAGATTTGACAAAGCAAATAGCGGATACTATAGCAACTGAAGAAAAGAAGCTATTAGTACAGCGGAAAGAGGAAAAGAGTGAGCACGATGTCACCTGATGACTATAATTATAATGATGAACATGTAAAATCTGACCAATTAGAGATTGCTATTAAAGCATTACATGTTATTTCTGTAATGCCTACAGCAGAATCAGAATTTCTTTCTGATGTTGCCTTAGATGCCTTAAGGGAAATGGAAACACATGGTATATTATATAATTATAACGATGATTAAGACTTGTTTGCCCATTGTAGTCTTATAGAGCAAGTATGCCCATTTGCCACAGACTGTGGTGAGCATAAGCACTGTGGATTAAAAACTGGAGACTACGAGTTAACAAAAATTCATAATATATCTAAATGTCCTAAGAAAAAACGTGGAAAAAGATAGAAAAAAAGTAATAAATAAATTAAAAGATAACATGATTATGTTTGGCAAGGTAGCCATGCCTAGTATGTTCTCTGCAGCTTCACCAGATTTTCATTATCAAATTGCAGACGTTCTCCTTGATGATTCCTCTCGTCAGGTGAATATTATAGCCCCTCGTGGACACGCAAAATCCTCCATAGTAGGTGGTGTTTATCCACTATATCATATAATGCACCACGAGGGTGCTAAATTAATTGTCCTCGTATCCAGAACACAGGATCATGCTATAAAGTTACTGGGTACTATAAAGGATACTCTGGATTACAGCCAGACGTTCCGCTCTGTGTATGGATACTGGGGACAACATTCAGCTAGGCAATGGGCTAAAGCAGAGATAGAGCTAAAAGATGGGACTGTTATTATTTGTAAAGGTACAGGACAGCAGTTACGTGGTATTAAAGTAGGCTCACAAAGACCAACTCTAATTATTGTAGATGACCCAGAAGATGAGAACAATACTAAAACTGCTGAAGCTATGGAACAAAATCTTAGATGGTTATTGCAGTCTGCAGTTCCATCACTAGACCCAAAAACTGGAAAGATTATTGTTATTGGTACTCCACAACACCAAAGGTGTCTAGTGGAAGTACTAAAAGAAATGAAAGGTTGGAATAATATGCATTTTGCACCTGATATGGATAAGGGCATTGCATTGTGGGAAGATTGGCAACCTATCAAAAAATTAAAGCAAAAGAAAGAAGAGCTGGAGTCTATTGCACGAGTTAGTGTATTCTACAGAGAATACTTGTGCCAAATAGTTGGAGATGAAGACCAATTATTCAAAGAAGCTTATATTAAGTATCATGACTACTCACTAGAGTTAGATAGTGATAACCAGCATTTTTTAGATAACGGGGAAGATAGAATACCCGTAAACGTCTTTATGGGGGTTGATCCTGCATCCTCAATACGCAAGACAGCTGACTATTCGGTAGTAATGCCAGTAGCAGTTGACAATAAAAACAACAGGTATATTCTAGAATATTACCGCAAAAGAGCAACTCCCATGAAATTAGCAGAGGGTATATTGGAATACTTTAAACTATACCGCCCTGTAAAAGTACGTATTGAGTCTGTTGGTTACCAAGAGATGCTTAGAGAGTATCTAAGGCAGCGTTGTGAAGAAGAGAATCTATTTATATCAGGTTTAGAGATAAAAGAATCTCCAAGGACAAGTAAATCATCAAGACTAGAAACAATGGAGCCT